CAGCTATAAGTGCTCTTTGTAGATCTGTCGATTCAGCACGATCCATATTTTCCATAATACCTACCTCAGACTTTTTTTCTGGTGTAAAAGTTTCTTCTAAAAAGCCTTTACCTTTGTCATAAGCATCTTGACCTTGTTGTATTAAATTCATTATTATTCCAGTAGGGCTTATGTCACGCACTCCTTGTATTATAGGGGGCAACGTTTCTTGTAAAAATCTTTCTCCCTCTGAAAAATACATACCTTTCTGTCCAGAAACTTGGGGTTGTAGATATGAAGGTCTTTGTAGGTTAGAAGCATTAGCTGAATCAATATAATTAGGATTGTAAAAATTATCTGAAGTAGGGTAAACACCCTCTACTCTATTTCCTGGCTGAAGACCTCTGCTCATATTAAAAGCTTGTGCATATAAAGGATCGTAATTTACAGAATTACGCACATTGGATCTATTACCAACATTAGATAAAACATTTTGGATTGCTTGTTCTGCACTACTGTCATCTGTATTTGGACCAAAAGTATTATAATTGTCTTGAGCTTGGGCTAGGCTATCAATTCCTGAGGAAGAATAATCACTAGCTGATCCGAATACTTCACTCATCCTTTTGTCCTTTGTGCTGTAAGAAACCTAGCATTTTCAGCTCTCATATTAGCTATTTCTTCGGTTGTGTCAATACGATCTTTTTGTATAGCAGTATTCGCTTGTAACTTTTCTTGATTGAGCTTTAATTTTTCTTGTTCGTTCTGTGCATCTTGCATTACTTGTTGTTCTTTTATTTGCAACTCTTTAGATTTCAAGTCTACTAATGGGTCAGTTTGCGATCCACCCAAGACTTGTGCTTCCATTTCAAAATACTGTTTTGTAAGCTCCGCTTCTACTTGAGACAGTTCAGCTTGTGCTGTCATCTCATCCATAGGTTGTTGCTGAGCTTTCATTTGTAATTGTTGTTGTGCCTTTAATGAAATATGTTCAAAAATATGTTGTTGCAATATATTTATCATAGCTGGATTGCTTTTTATAGGTAAACTCCCCATGTAACTTAAATGGGTAGAAATATGTGCATCATGGTTTTGCTCAGGGAAAGCTTTTAATTGCATTTGTCCTCCTAAAGCAGACATTGCTTTTCCGTTTTCTATTATTGCGTTCATAGGTTGTGCTTCTGGTGGTGGAGGTAATAACTGTTCTATATTATCAACACCTAAACTAATATACACTCTTCTATACGCTTCATACAGATTGTGCATCTCAGGTTTGCTACTTGCTAACTTTAATTGTTCTTGAGCAAGACTAATACGCTGTGCCATACTAAAAATATTAGGGTTAGCTATTGGAACTATATCAATACGTTCATCAAAATCTTTAGCTTTATCGCCTTCTTCGGTGTAAGGGTATGCACCACCTTCTTGAGATATTAAAGTAGCTAAAAGACTAAATTCTTGTTTTAAACTATTGTATATTCTTTTGTGAACAGCACTTATTATTCTACTACCACGCTCTAATAAAGCTATAGTTGTACCGACTGGCATTTCTTGATTTGTATTGCCAGTTCCCATATCGGTTGTGCCGACAAACTTTTGAGCGGCTGAGACAACAAAACCAAGTAACTGAAATAACGTTCCACTAGGCTCTTGGTAAGGTAAATTAAAGAAAGAGTTCTTAAGTTGGTCACCAACTACGTCAACATCTCGCCATTCTCCAGGTCTTAACGGCTCATCGTCGTTTTTAATTCTTAAACCCCTAGCTTTAAAGCCAGATGGCATATTCGCCAATGTTCCTGAATCAATTAACTGTCGTAAATTAGCAGTCGCGGCTCTAGATAGGTTTCCAAGGAGATGAATAAGTCCATTTCCATAGAAACCTAGTCCAGGAGAAAACATGTAGTGTACAAAATATTGTTTTTTCTTTTTAAAAGCGTCTTGTTCGTCATAATTTCTGTAAACAGAGAGTACATCGCCCCCATTTGCTGTTACTGTAACAATATAGGGTAGTTTTATTCCAGTTTCTTCGCCTTCTTCGTCTTTATCAGCAAATTGACCAATATCTAAATAACAATGGCACTCGTATAACTGTACTTCTTCATAATCACCTTGTGGATATATACCAGTAATTGATTCTTTAGTATCATCTACGTCATCTCTTTGTGGTTTTCCTGACTGCACCTCGATATCGCGATAAAAACCACTGACTTGTAGCTTCCGCAACTCGTTTTCTGACATTGTAATGATTTGTGTAACTCTATCAGCTGATTCTATGTCGGTTGCATTGAAAGGAACAAGCATATCTTTAGCTTCAACGAACTTACTAACTTGTCTACCTAGTTGTGGGTCAATATATATTTTTTTAAAGGCACTACCACCTAATCCTAAGTAGTATAACATCTGATCAAACTCAGCTTCATACTCTTTCATGGTATGCATTAGTGTATAATTCATATAATCAGAGACACGCTCGGCTTGTTTTTCTAAATCGGGGGTTGTTGTCCCCATAACTTGTGTGCGTACTGGACCTTTCGCTGGAAGAAGTTCCTTATAAGCTTGACTTTGGAACTGGGTAACAGCTTCGTTCAACATTGGATGAACTACACCAGTAGCACCATCAAAAGGTTCTGATCTGTTTTCGTATTTTAAGCCTAATAAATTAAGTCCTTGGCTATATGTGTCTAGCCATTCGCTTCTAGCACTCTTATCTTCGTCAACTTTTTCTAAAACGTAGGCACTTATTCCTGCCATTTCGTCATCTTCTAGTTGCTCGGCTAAATTGGCTATGAAAGAAGTGTCCGCTACTTCTACTTCCTGAGATCCAAGTTCCACGGACCCATCTTCAAGTTCGGTAATTTCCATACCTTCTTCAATAATAGGTTCTTCAAGTTGCACATCAACGGGATCGGGATCGAGTATAGGGTTTCCAACTAATGTCATCTCTCTTTCAACATTGTTGTAAGGGTTTTTCTTATCTAGACGTTCAGCCATTCATCTCTCCTGAGACAACAAAAAACTTTCTTCTCATTAATAATGCCACACTTTGTCTTATTTCGCTAGAACTTAGTGGTACATAGTCAGGATCGTTTAAAACCCACATATCAGACATATCTTTTATGCCCTTATAAATTTCAGTTGGTGACATACTATCCGTAGTAAGCTGTGTTTCTAGGTACAAATTCGGGTTCATAAACTTCATCCTCTGGGTGGGTTATAAAGCCACCTTCTCTAAATCTTCTTAACGCTTGGGTTACTGTATCAACAAAGTCATCGTGCTCTCCAGCAGGAAAACTCGCACACTCCTCAATAACTTCTTCAGCCCAACGAGTATCTGGTGACCATACTAACCCACTTTCTAATAAAGGTGCAACTGAATTCACTCTTGTATATTTATCGTTTCCTCTACTCGGGGAATAGTTTTGTATAGGAATACCCATTTGCCTTAGTTCTTGGGTCAATGGCATACCTGACGCCTTCGCTTCAATCAAGACACATTCTGGATCCCAGTATTGATATTCTTCTAAAGCTATTCTTTTTAATTCAGGGAAGTCCCATCTACCACGCCGAGCATCACAAAGAATAATGTTTGGAGGTCCGTTTTCCTCTGGATAGAAAACACCCCAAGTGGTTATAGCTGAAAAGTCAGCTGTCTCTTTTTTACTAAACGCTGTATCATAAGACTGCATAACATAGCTTAATGGGGGTATGTCTTCTTTCTCCCACTTTTTCCACCACTCTCTTTTTAGTAAGGCACTTGTTTCACTCGTAGGGTTTTGTTGCCACTGAGCTTCCCACTTACCAACTGACAATGAAGCTTTGACCTTTAACAGTTCTTCCACTTTCCAAAAGTTAGACCACATTGCCTTTCCATCAGGTAAAATCGCAGGAAACTCAACGACCTCCCATTGGTCAGCCAAAATATCTCTAGCTTGTTGCTTCATTAATTTACCAGTTAAATCTATTTCACTCCACCTTGTCATAACGATAACTATCGCTCCTCCAGGTTGAAGTCTCTGGCGAGGACCTGAGGTGTACCATTCATAAGCATTCTCCAAAGCCGATGGACTCATCGCATCTTGTTCAGAATGGGGGTCATCAATTATCATTAAATCTGCACCACGACCAGTTATGGCTCCGCCAACTCCAGCCGCGAAGTATTCTCCTCCATCATTCGTTTCCCATCTTCCAGCCGCGAGACTGTCTGACCGTAACTTTACTTCTGGAAAGACCGTGGAGTATTCGCCACTTGCCATTAAGTTTCTTACCTTACGACCAAACCTCACGGCAAGTTCTCCAGTATGGGTAGCTTGTATTATCTTTAATTTTGGATTACGCCCCATCAACCATGAGGGTAACAAAAAACTGGCAAACTCAGACTTCGTGTGTCGTGGAGGCATATTCACAATAAGTCGTTTTATTTTCCCAGTAGCCAAATCATTAAACTTCTGTGCCATTATCTTATGGTGCTCGCCTTGTATAAACTCTTCCCAAATACAATGAACATATTGCATAAAATCGCCACGAGCCTTTTCTGCTGTAGACAAAGCTTTCTGTTTTTCCATCAAACGTAAGTAATGTCTGAGTTTTTCTTCGGGTATGTTAAAAGGCACTTTTGTCATTTTTTATAAAAATTTTCCACGGACCATGAACCTGAATTCAAATATACACAAAAGGGGGGTCATGTACAAATAATTTTCTGACATGCTATGATTTGTGCGGAAGCTGTATAGCCTACCGCCCATACATGTATATCTCCCGTCAGGGGGGGATACTTAACATGTTAAGCAAGTACACATAAAAAAGGGGCTATGGTTGTAAGCCATAGCCCTATGTGTGGTGCTAGTTTTTAACTAGCTAGTGGTTGCAAGGTTGCAAAGTTAGTACCGTATGTGCCTTTGGCAAGGTAGCTAAAACTACCTATTAAGGTTGCACATAAAGCATTTTGCCTACAACCGTTGCTACTGTTAGCATTTGCCAAAACACTACTACCGCTTAATTGGTGCATAGCTTGTATTTGGTTTAACGGTATTGGCTTGGCGGTAGTTGGTACTACCATATTAACAAGCTTGGCGTGTGCTTTAGGGCAAGTAGTTTTGCCTACCTTGTTAATGGCGTTTATATTTGCACCATTTACACAAGCCCACAAAATAGCACCCGCCACACTATTTTGTGTGGTTTGTGCTTTTAGCATAGGTTGCCATAAATAGCCCTTACTATTAACGCCACCAAATAAAGTGTTGTTAGCAGTAAAAGCGTTTTTATTAAGTAGTAAAGCCCATTTATTAATGCCACCGTTAGCGTTAATAAAAGCTACCATTTGGTTAGCCATAGTGTGTGCTGTTTTTTGTGTAACTGCACTTGTTACATTTGTAAAAGTATTTAACATGTTAAACTCCTTAAGTTTGGTTGTTGTTGTTAATAACAGTATACAACTATTAATTATTAAAAGTAAACCCCTATTTTACTTTTTATTACATTTTTATTTATGTGTTGCATTTTTGCAACTGTATCAAGCTAACACATAAATTGCGATTAAGACTGCAACTGCTGTAATTAGAATCATGCTCGCCCTAGCTCATGCCTAAGCTGTAGTATGACGATCCCAGTTATAGCAATCCCACATGCAATAAGTTCCCATTCCAAAGTCCATACACACATGGCAAGAAAAAAGCATGACATTATAACCATGATCCAACACATTATTAAATTCATTGTTCGCATCGTAAAGCTCCTTGTTTTGTTTAAGTTATGTTTTTATAATGGGGGCTGATTTAAATAGAGCAATGGAAAAAGTGTCTGGTCGTGAATCAACTTGAATCTTTTCTTCGAGTCAAAAAGAAGGAGGGGGCGACCCTCCAACTTCCGTGATGGATTAAACAGCTTCGTCCATCCATCTTTGTTTCCATCCAGTGTGCTCAAGTATGTAGTGGTATTTATCTTTGTCAACATGCCAATCGTAATGGGTAAGGGTCACTTGTCCGTCGTCAAGGTCAACATTGTAACGGTGTTGTTGCTCAACACGGTCTGCTTCCATTTCATCCCTAAGCTCTTTAGCACCGACCTCCAACATAACTTTCTTAATTACTTGCAAATCGTTAAAAGCACCTAACACTAGGACAGCTTTAATACGCTCCAATGCTCCAAACCAACCATGAGGGTAGCCGTCGTGGTGCTTGTAAAATATTAAACTGTCGTTTGTGGCACGGTCAAAAAACTTATAAACTGCTCTTGTACTCATTGTAAACTCCTTAGTTGCTGTTTAATTATTTAAATAGTATGGGGCATGATTTAATTAGAGCAATAACAAAAGTGTCATACGATTTCTGGTTTCTGGAGGTGAATCAATTTGACTCAAGTAT